GGTAGCCGCGGAAGACCTCGGAGACCCAACTGACCCTGAAACTGGGTGGGATGTATGCTTCAAAAGAGTTAAAACAGGACCGATGGCTTACAATGTTGAGTATCAATTACAAGCATTAAAATGTAAACCAAGACCTCTAACTGAGTCAGAACAAGAGTTAGTAGCAGACCTTAAGTCTATGGATGAAATCTTAACAAGACCAACTCCAGACGCACAGAAAGAACTTCTGGACAGACTAAGAGAAGGTGCTGATAACTCAAAACCAGACGAGTCAATCTCTGACGAATTTGACATTAGTTAAGGCACATTATGATTCTATTTACAGCAGACTGGCATATTAAGCTGGGACAAAAGAATGTTCCTATGGCATGGGCATGCTCACGTTATAAGATGTTCTTTGAACAGATAGAAGAAGCTGTAGAGAAGCATGGGGTCACATTACATATCATTGGCGGGGACTTGTTTGATCGAGTCCCTTCCATGGATGAACTTACTTTGTATTTTGATTTTATTAAAAATACGAAAGTAGAAACAGTTATCTACGATGGTAATCACGAAGCTACAAGGAAACATAGAACATTCTTTGATAATTTAATCAAAGTTACAAGTCAATTGAATCCTTTAGTAACTGTAATTACTGATACATATCGTAGTAGAGACTGGGCAATTCTACCCTATGCAGATTTGCACAAGAAGAATAGTATAGAAGACATAGATACAGAAATACTATTCACACATGTAAGAGGAGAGATACCTCCACATGTAGTACCCGAAGTAGATTTAGAAAGATTTGATAAGTTTAAAACGGTTTATTCAGGAGACTTACATGCTCACGAGAATACTCAAAGAAATATTGTGTACCCTGGAAGCCCTATGACTACATCATTTCATAGAAATATTGTAAAGACTGGTTATTTAATTATAGATAATAAATATGACTGGACTTGGCATCAATTTGATTTACCTCAACTACTGAGAAAAACAGTAGAAAGTGAAGAAGATATGGTACAAACCGACTTTCATCATACTATATATGAGATAGAAGGAGATGTATCAGACCTAAGTAATATCAAAAATAGTGAGTTACTTGATAAAAAAGTTATAAGAAGAAAAACAGAAGCAACATTAGTATTAGATAAAGAAATGTCTATGGAAGAAGAACTTAACGAGTACTTAAGTTATATATTAGAGTTGAACGATGATAAAGTTAAAAATATTTTAGGAGTGTTTAGTGATTACGCTAAAGAAGTTGCAGTGGAGTAATTGTTTCAGTTATGGAGCAGACAATGAGTTAGATTTAACCGAAAGTATAGTAACACAATTAGTTGGTACTAACGGTACAGGTAAATCCTCTATACCTCTCATATTAGAGGAAGTTCTTTTCAATAAAAACTCGAAAGGAATTAAAAAAGCAGACATACCAAATCGTGAAGTCAATAATGGCTATGATATATCTTTGTCTTTTGATGTAGTAGATGACGAGTACCAAATAGACGTAGTTCGTAGAGGTAATATAAAAGTAAAACTTTACAAAAACGGAGAGGATATCTCAAGCCATACAGCTACTAATACATACAAAACTTTAGAAGAAGTGATTGGAATAGACCATAAAACATTTAGTCAGATTGTATATCAAAATACTAATGCATCATTACAGTTTCTTACTGCTACTGATACAAATAGAAAAAGATTTCTAATAGATTTATTGCAGTTGGATAATTATGTACAATATTTTGAAGTATTTAAAGAGTTATCTAGAAGCACTGGTTCAGAAGTTAATGTATTGCAAGGCAAAATTGACACTATTGAGAAATGGTTGTCAGATAATAAAATGGATGATACATCACTATTATCGAAAATCGATTTACCATTTCAGTCGGAAGAAAATGAAAAAACTTTACGTTCTTATATGAGAGAATATGAAAATATCTCCGAAACTAATAGAAAAATTAATAAAAATAATTTTATAAGAGAACAGTTAGAAGAAATCGATCTTGCCTCTTATAAACAGCAGTTACAAGAACACACTACATCAATTGATGTAACACCTATTAATAAAGAAATAACATTATCTAGATATCAGATGAACGAGCATAAAAACTCTTTAGAGGAGTACGGGACTTTGAAAGGAGAGTGTCCTACTTGCCATCAAGATATAGATGAAGCATTTGTTCAAGAGCAAATAGTGCATCATACTACACAAGTAACTCATTATAATGATATAGTAAAAAAACTAACTGTAGAAAAACAAGAAGCAGATAAAGTAAATAAAATCAGAATAATAGCGAGTAGAAAAGTAGATGAGTGGGAAGATCTGTTTAGAGATATAGATCGTACTATACCTGTGAGTATAGTGGACGAACAAGAGTTAAAAAGTAATATTGTAGAACTAAAAAACAAAATCAAAGAAGAGAGAGATAGTTTACAAGAAGTTATTAAACAAAATGAAATGGTAGAAAGACATAATACTCGTATGTCTATAATAGAAGAACAACAACAAGACTTTGAAGATCAATTAACTACATTGACTGCAGAAATAAAAGTAGTACAAAATAAATTTGGACATATAGAGATATTGAAAAAAGCATTTAGTACTAACGGACTTCTTGCATATAAGATAGAAAATTTAGTTAAAGATTTGGAAGAGTTAACAAACGAATATTTAGCAGAATTATCAGACGGCAGATTTAGTTTAGAATTTGTAGTTCTGAATGATAAGTTAAATGTAGAAATAGACGACAACGGAAAACCAGTAGATATATTAGCACTAAGTGCAGGCGAACTTGCAAGAGTTAATACTTCTACTTTACTTGCTATTCGTAAGCTAATGAGTAGTATTTCTAAGTCGAGAATAAATGTACTATTCCTAGACGAAGTAACAAATGTGTTGGATGAGTTAGGAAAAGAAAAACTAGTAGAAAATTTACTAAGAGAGGAAAACTTGAATACTTATATAGTATCACACGGATGGACACACCCACTATTGTCCAAAATAGAAGTAGTAAAAGAAGATAAGATTAGTCATTTAGATGGTTAATCCAAGACAAAAAGGTAATCGAGGAGAACAGCAAGTAATTTCTATTCTCGATAGAGTAACCAAAGAAAAATGGGAACAAACTCCTGGATCTGGTAGTGGAAAGATTAAAGGAGATTTGAGAGTTCATGGAAAGCACAACATATTTTGTGTAGAAGTGAAGTTTTACAAACATGTAGGATTTGATGCAAAGATATTCACACAAAAAAGTAATAACTTATTTAAGTGGTGGAGTAAGATTTGTAAACAAGCCCAACAGATGAAACAAGAACCGCTTCTTGTGTTTCGTGAGAATCACGGAAAGTTCTTTGTAGCAACTGTAAGAAAACCAAAAAATACAACTAAGTATATGCATATTGCCTGGCTAGGTGCATACGTACTTATATTAGAAGACTGGCTAGATAAAGAGGAGATAATATTTACAAATGGCAATTTCGTTCTCAAGCCTTGGGAACCCAGCTCCGATTGGGAACTTGCTGATAGTTGATGGTCTTAACATTGCATTTAGATGGAAACATCAAGGTGTAACAGACTTCAAGTATGACTATGCACGAACAGTAGAAAGTTTAGCAAAATCATACAACGCAGGTACAATTATTATTACTGCTGATGGCGGTAGTAGTTACAGGAAAGCTATACACCCAGAATATAAGGCAAACCGTAAAGAAAAATATGCAGAGCAAACCGAACAAGAAGCTAAAGAGTTTGCAATGTTTATGGCAGAGTTTAGTAATACACTTACTTTGCTAAAAGAAAAACATACAGTACTACAATTCAAGGGAGTTGAGGCTGATGATATAGCAGCATACATAAGTATGAATTTAGAGAAGTTTAATTTTGATGAGTGTTGGATGGTTTCATCTGACCGAGATTGGGATTTACTTATAACAGATAAAGTTTCAAGATTTAGTACAGTAACTCGTAAAGAGGTAACACTAAATACTTGGGATGAGCATTATGATTTTGAAGTAGAAGATTATATTACATTCAAATGTCTAACTGGCGATAAAGGGGACAATGTTCCAGGAATACCTGGAATCGGCCCAAAACGCGCAGTAGACCTAATGCAACAATATGGAAGTGTATTTGATATATATGACTCTATACCAATAGATGGGAAGTATAAATATATTCAGTCACTAAATGAAAACGCAGAGCAACTTCTAATAAACGTAGAGTTAATGGACTTAGTTACATATTCAGAAGAAGCAATCGGCAAAGATAATATAGAAACTATTAATAGAAAAATAGAGGAGAGACGTAGAAATGGTGAAAATTGATTACAGTAAGGATAAACTTCTTACTGACTTTAGTATCAAAACTCTACAGGATCGATATCTTGTAGGAGATGAAAAAAGTCCTCAAGAAGGTTTTGCACGAGCTGCAGAAGCCTTTTGTGATGACGAAGCACACGCACAGCGTATATATGACTATGCCAGTAATTTATGGTTTATGTTTGCTACACCTGTGTTATCAAATGGTGGAACTAAAAGAGGTCTACCAATAAGTTGTTTTCTTAACTATGTAGAAGACAGCAGAGAAGGAATTACAGGACATTACACTGAGAATGCCTATCTATCATCAATGGGTGGTGGAATCGGCGGCGGGTGGAGCGATGTTAGGTCACAAGGGACAAAGACGTCGAAAGGCTCAGAGTCTACTGGCGTAATTCCATTTATGAAAGTAGTAGA